TGGATCTCGGTTGTCATGCAGGCAGCTATCGACGCAGCCTCGACGCACACTCGAATCAAGCGGGATGTAATTACATGGATGAGAAGCGACGATTTTGAGGTTGTTTGCGACATGGCAGGTATGTCTCATGTGCAGGTCAGGCATGATATAAACGCAATCCTCGCACAAGACACCCCGCAGGCAGCCTTCCGAAAGGCGATGTCCTTTAGGTTCTTGATTCGGTCTTACATTGAGGACAACCTTGGTGATGTAGATAAGGACAAGGACGCGCAGGATGACACGTTGACGAAACCAGACCCCGCATGATACGGTTAAAGTACGTTGTGGGCCGTGAATAACGGATCGGTAAAAACCCTCAAGCCTGCTCATATGCTGTCGGTCAAACGGCGGGGCATATGAGATCTTCGCTACCGTGGGTACTGGCCAAAGCGAACCCTGAGTCTGCAATCGCATTGAAGGGGCCAGCGGGGATACACCATTCCTCGACAAGAAGATGCGGCGATGATCACGGTGCTTGTAGATCATCCTTGGCGGTTGACGGCTCGTCTCAAAGAGCAAGATCAACGCATGGCAGACCAGCCCTACTATCTTCGGATAGTGGGGTTGGCTTTGCATATCCGTCATCTGCTTGACGGTCTCCGGTCTGAACTCAAGAGCAATAAAAAAAACCTTGATCACCAAGTCCTCTCTGGGTATGGTCATGTCAGGAGGACTTGATGCTTGCTCGTTCAGCAGAACATGAAGAGTTGCTGAGACTGGTTCCCCGTGAGGGCCAGACACGGACCATCTGTCCGTATTGCTCACACTCAAGACACAACAAGAAAGACCGCTGCCTGTCAGTCAAGCGCGACCATGCTGGTATCGTGTATGACTGCAAACATTGTGGCGCGAGTGGATCTATTTTTTTGGGGGAGAGGCGCTTGAATAATGTTGTCCAGATGGAGAAGAAGCCTGTTGTTCGTAAGAACCCCGCAGATGCTCCCAAGCTGGAGGATCGTCACTACGAGTGGCTGATGCAGGCTCGTGGTATTTCCAAGGAAACCGCCGACAAGTTCCGCCTTTTCAAGGCGCGGCAGTACTTCCCTGCGGCAGGGGAGGAACAAGACGCCATCGGCTTCCCATACTTCGATGGGGCAGACATGGTGTCGGCCAAGATGCGTAGCATCCAGAGCAAGGCGTTTACATGCTGGCAATCACCGCCGTCATTCTTCGGCATTCAGAACGCCGAGGTCGGCAAGGACTTCATTATCGTTGAGGGGGAACTCGACGTTCTGGCGATGGCCGAGGCTGGCCTGTCTGCCGTGAGCGTTCCAAATGGGGCGCCGGTCAAGGTCGTGGACGGCAGGATCACCCCGGAAGAAGATCACAAGTTCAAGTACCTCTGGGCGGCTAAGGAATACATTGAGGCGGCACCCCGCATTATCATTGCGGTAGATGCTGATGGCCCCGGTAGCGCCCTCGCAGAGGAGATTGCCCGCCGTGTAGGTCGTGACCGCTGCTGGCGCGTCGAGTGGCCGGAGGGGGTCAAGGATGCCAATGAGTGCCTCGTCAAGAATGGGAAGACTGCCCTTGAGGACACCGTAAAGGCGGCAGCACCTTGGCCAATCGCGGGGTTGTATGACGCGATGAAGTTCAAGGAGCAGGTGCTTGAGCTTTATGAGAAGGGCATGGGCCGTGGGTCATCCACCGGCTATGCGAATGTTGATGAACTTTACACCATCGTTCCGGGGCAGTTGACTGTGGTCACCGGCATCCCGTCATCAGGCAAGTCGGAGTTCATCGACCAGATCATGGTTAACCTCGCAGAGAGCGAACACTGGTCATTCGCCGTCTGTTCGTTTGAGAATGAGCCTCGTTTACACATTGCGAAGCTGATGTCCAAGCGGGCGCATAAGCCATTCTTCTCCGGGCCAACGCGCCGGATGAATAAGACTGAGATGGCGGCAGCATATGATTGGGTGAATGAACACTTCGTCTTCCTGCATCAGGAGGACGGGGGCTTGTCAGATCTTGAGAGCATCCTCGAACGCATTCGTGTGGCAGTTCTGAGGATGGGGGTGCGTGGGGCGATCATTGACCCGTATAACTTCATCGACCGGCCCCGTGATGTTTCTGAGACTGAGTGGATCAGCACGATGCTGACGAAGCTCAAAGCTTTTGCGATGGCCCACGGTGTACACCTTTGGTTCGTGGCGCATCCTACCAAGCTGCAACGGCAGCAGGACGGCAGATTGCCGGTCCCGAAGGGATATGATATTTCTGGTTCTGCTGCGTGGTTTGCCAAGGCTGACTGCGGGCTGACCGTTCACCGCCTTCCCGACGAGGCTCCGCTGGAAGCGCAGATACACATTTGGAAGTGCCGGTTCTCATGGGTCGGCAAACAGGGGGATACGAGGCTCTGGTATGACACAGGAACCACAAGGTACGACAACCTCGGGCCAATCCAAGAAGCCCCGAAAGAAAAAGGTATCATCGATTAGGCCGTGGGTTGCAGTCATCTGGCATGACGTTCTGGATGACAGCAATGAGTGGAAACACGGGGTTCCAAATCTGGCGCCGGTCGCAGTGACCACAGTCGGGATACTGTTTGAGAAGAAGAAGGACCACATACTGGTCGTTCGTGATTTGTATATTGATGATGCCGGGGAACCCGTGACCGGCGGGAGAGTTGCAATTCCACGGGGAATGATTGTCAGCATGACTGAGTTGGAGAAAAAGAATGAAGCGGGAAGAAATCCTCAAGGCAGCAAGCGATCTGATGAACGGGGACAGGGCGAAGGATTACGGCCCAGCGAAGAAAAACCATGATGACATTGCCGCGGGTTGGGAGATTATTCTTGGAGTCCCGGTGACGGCGCATCAGGTGGCGCGCTGCATGGCGTGGGTAAAGATTGCCCGCCTTGCAAAAACAGAGGACCACGTTGACAGCTACGTTGATGCGGTAGCCTACATGGCTCTTGCCGGTGAGATTGCGACAGAGCCAGAGCCTGATAACATCACGCCGTTTAAACAGCAGGCGTGACAATGGGACAAAGCAGGCTGATGTCCCTTGTAGAGTCGGCAATCAATGTGTCGATTGGATATGTTGTGGCGCTGATAACACAGATAATTGTGTTCCCGATTTTCGGATTGCACGCCAAGATTCGCGATCAGATATTGATCGGGCTTATCTTTACGGCAGTCAGTATCGCAAGATCATATTGGATACGCCGCCTGTTCAATGCCATAAAATAAAAAAGGCCGGGGAGTGACCCCGGCCTTCTGTTTTATGATACGCAAACTTCCCAAAGGTCTGGGTGAATTACATCAGGGCGCGGCGGCCTGATTTCACCCGGCATGCAATACCCGAAATCATAGCCACGGCCTGCGTCGATGATGGCATTATGCTTGGCTATTTCAGCAGCCCTTTTGGCCTCTTCCTCAGTGGCGTAGTAATGCCAACTGACTTTGCAGCCAACGCGCAGATCAACAGACTTTGGCAACTGCCTGTATTTCATGTATTCCTCCAATTTTCAAAGAGCCTGTCGCCGGTTCCCCGGCAACGATTAAACTGTAGCACATGCAATCTATGGTTTCAAGTGCCTTAGTACCCAATTTGGGTTTTAGTCTTCCTTCAGCTTTCCCCAAACCACAAGCACACCGATCACAAGCAAAAGATAAAGTCCAATCATGCTTCCTCCTCCCTGAATGGGACTTCCCCATCATCAAAACAAACGATGCGGCAGAAATCAATTTCAAATGACCGCCCGCCTTCAGTGGTGACCACCGGACCACGCAGATCATATTTTACGTCTGCCCACTCGCCGGTTATGCGAGCATAAAAAAGATTGTGGCGCGTGCGAACGAGGGCCACCCTCCCCAGAAAACCTATCATCATTTCATCCACCATCCTTTGCCGTTGTTTGTTAGTTCGATGACTTCTTCGATTGTCGCGCCGTCATCAAGCGCAATCAAGATCAGCCCGGCGTTCAGGCTCAGATCTTTTCGGACCAGATCACGGAGGCGCGGCGGCAGAGCATCAAAGTCTGCCATCGCAACCCCGTGTCTGTTTGGTGTGTAAACGCTCACCGATCCACCACCGTGGATAGGCTGCGCTTTGCGTTTTTGACGATGTTGTGAATTGCCCGGTGATCAGATGGCGACACCGCCACCACCACAAAGCCCCGGATACCATCGCGCTCAATACGCAGCTTGGCGTGCTTGCGGCCCTGATCACAGGCATTGACTGTGATGCCGTGCATCTCAAGCGCGTCTTCGATCTGCTTAAGCCAGCGGCGCTCCATCAGATTACCCCTGCCTTGCGAAAGTCCTTGACCGTCTTGGGTGTCGGGTCTGGCGGCTCGAATGTATAGAGGGACTTCATCTCCCACACAGTATGGGCAATACCCTCAAGGCGGGACAAGTCTTCTGCCGTCTCCATCGCATCGCGCAGATTGGAGAAGCGATAGCCCCAGATTTCTCTGGGGCCAGCGTGTGCCTTCGATACATGATAAGACATTAGTCGCTCCCCCATTTGGCGCAATCATCCGCTGCGTGGCGGATGCCGCGTTCAACTGAAACAAGGTTGCCAATCCTGATCCACAGATCGCGGAGTGCTGCATTGCGCGGTTCGTTGAAGTCCTGAATTGTGTTTCCAGTCGCCTTAAACACGGCTGACTGTAACAGTTGAGCTTCATCGTAAGTAATGTCTAGCTGGTACTTTTCAGGGAAATGTCCCATTGGTTCCTCCTGTTGACGGGTTAGCATCTCATGAATTGGCTGCGGGGTCAATAATTTTTTGAACCCCGCAGCCAGCGCAGCGTCACTTGATTTCGTAAATCTCAAAATCGCAATCCGTATCATCAAGTTCAATCCACTCGCGCTTGATGTCTGCATCCATCAGTATGTCTCCGGCCTTGTCTCTTGCTTCCTGTTCTGATGCTGCCTCTACCTCGGCCTCATGGTAATAGCCAATGGTGTAAAACATCTTAATGCCGTATTTAGCCATGTGTCCCTCCTTTGATTGATGATGCTGACGGGATCAGAATCGCGCCACAGCCTCACGTTTGGCGCAGAATCTTTCCCGGTTATATAGCCGGATAGTCAGTTCTGCCTTCGACAGCGGCAGAAGGGTAATCTTTTCGACAGTTGTTCCGGGGCAGCCAAACGCTTTGGCACAGGCGATGGCTCCCCTCTTTGTGGCGAAGGCCGTATCCTCGTCGCCATCGGGCGTGCTGACAATGTAAATGTGCTTCATTGTGTTCCTCCTTTGGTTGATGGTGCTGGCGGGATCAAAACCCCGCCAGCCAGCGCAGCGTCAGTCAAGTGGTTTGACGAGGATGTCTAGCTTGCCAGAAAATGATTTGCGGGTGCGGGCTATGGCTTCCATTGTTATCAATGCATCCTCAGAGTCCTTTGCCCTGAAGGTCTTGCTGAACTTAACCCTGTTGCCGTTCTTGCTGGCGTATGACGCTTCCGCAAAAAACCGGGGCTGCAATTCCTTTTTGACTATCTGCAGAGCTTGCTCAATAACGTCAGTGGTTTTTGCATGTTCTGGCTGAAGAAATGTCTTCAAATAGTCCAAGTTCATCACCGCCCGCTCCAAAACAGTACGCTCATGGTCAGTCATGTCTCTCTCCTTTGCTTGATCAGTGTTTCATGGATTAGCTGCGGGGTCAATAATTTTTTAGACCCCGCAGCCAGCGCAGCGACTACTCAGCCCGCTCACTAATATAATCAGCAGCAGCCTGAGCCAGAGACGCAGCCTTCATGAAGGCCTTGTCATCGTTCTCCAGAACGGAGATCCAGTTCCGCAGGTACTCAGGATGCTGGAGGGAACCATTGACCCGATTGGCAGCACACAGGAATGCGCTGGTAAGTTCGGCTACCAGTTCCTCGAAAGCGTAGGAGGCATTGCCGAACCGGCCCGACAGATCACGGTCAAGCCGGGTCTTGTGTCCCGTCCAGTGTCCCGCCTCGTGGAAATAGGTGGCGAGGGCGGTGGCGTCCTCGTTGAACGCCCCGGCTGGCGGCATCTGCACAATGTCGAGGGCCGGGATATAACAGGCGCGATTGCCGCCGATCTTCAGGACCATCTTAAGCTTGTCGGCGATGGTCTTGACAAGCTGGTCTGCGGCAGTCTGTCGCAGTTCCGGCATGGTCCGCTTCGGCAGCTTCAACCCCTCGCATTGCTCGACATTGAACACTGACGCAAGGCGGATCAATGGGATTTTCTTCACAACATCCTCGCCCTTGGCGTTCTTGTCCTTGACGTCGAGTTGCTTGAAGAACACAACCTGAAGGCGGCACTTCTCACCCTTCTTCACGTTGCCGCCCAGTTCTGTGGCCTGTTTATAGGTGAGCCAGCCCTGACTGGCGAAGCCATATTTTTCGGCAGCAATCCAGCCCAGAATGGAATTGATACCGCGATAATGCTTGCCGGAGAAAACATTATGCGGGATGCCCAGATTGGGTACATCTCGCCACGGTTTGACCCACGGCGCGGTGCCGGACTTCATGGCCTCTAAAATAGTGGCAGTGACTTCAGCGTAGGCGTTGAACTTGGTCATAGGAATCTCCTCTCATTGTCATGCACTGGCGCATGTGTATCCACCCGGTGGACCGGATGGATAGGCTTGCGTCAATCAGCTTCTGTCGGGGTACAGGCGATGCCATTCACCATGTACCAGCGAATGCAACCGCCGCGCTCACGAACCTCATTCAGTAACGCGGCAGTGGCCGATAGGGCCAGATAGTAGCGGTCGAAGGCCTCATCTTCGGTGATCGGGTCACCGTGTCCATCATAAAAAGGACCGGCTTCGTTGGCGCAATCGCGCCAAGCCTCATCGACCGTGGGGCCAATGGCGTGGATGGCCTCGCGGTTTTTGTCGGTGATGATGTAGCCGCCGTGTTCTATGGTCATAGGAATCTCCTCTCGTTGTCATGCTTGGCGCATGTATATCGGCCCGGATAGACCGGGCCGATAGGCTTGCGTCAATCAACGTGATAATGGCGACCGTCTGCCGATGCGTAAATATCGCCGGTGAATGTCTGGTGAACCCAACGACTGAAGCGGTCAAGCTGATCGTCTGCGACCGTATAAACGTACCGCCGCCCGTCCTCATAAACGGAAGCCTGATCATCGCGCAGCGGGCCGAAATATCCCCGCTGACCGCGCAAATATTTCGCATCGCAAAAGAGTCCGAAATCCATAGGTTTTTCCTCCTGTTATCATGCTTGGCGCATGTGATGACCGCCGCCGGGGCAGCGGTCATGGCTTGCGTCAGCCGGTGAACCTCACCCGGTTGATGATGGTCTGCTTTACCCCCTCGCGCTCACCATGCGCCTTTACAAAGGCGGTGAAGGTCACGCGCGCCCCACGTTCCGGCGGCAGCGACTGACCCTTGGCGATAAGGACATTGCCAGCGTCATCGACGAAGCCGGTGACAAAAGTCAGGCCGAACTGGGTCTCATACGAGGTCTTGAAGGTCACTGTGGCGGTGAAATCCGCCCGGCTGCCGACAGTGCCGACATGCTGGCTTAGAGCATCACGCGCCGCCCGCTCTGCCTCTATGCGGGGTCGGTCCCGCAAATCAGCGAGCAGCTTGTGGAGGAAAGCCGCCTGTTTTTCGGTCAGCGATCCATACCGCACCACATTGCCGACAATGTCGGTGATGATGGCCTCTTGCTTGCCGGTCGCGGTGCCGGTGTAAACGTCCCACGCCGCGCCTAGATCACGCTCCGCAAGTATCTTCTGGGCCTTCGCCTTACCGGCTGCGGCCTCGCGGCCCGCCGCGATACGCTTTTTAAAGGACCGGAATGCGATGCCCTCGCCAAGGTCCATCTTTTCGGCGCAATCTTCGCCGGTTTCGATGTACACATTGGTCGGGATGTGGCGGAAGACGCCCAGTGTGTGCGCCCATGCTCCGCAGATATGGCATGTGCCGCCATGCTCATGGCCGCTGTACTTGCCGCCGGTCTGCTGCATGTGCCGTGCGATATGGGCGCGGTCATCGACAAGGGTGCCGAACTTGTCCGGGCCGACATACTTGAAGCCGACCAGTTCATAGTCCTCCGGGCGCACCGCTGATGGGCGGTGAATATCGGTTCTAGTCATAGGAATGTCCTCCTGTTTCCATGCACTGGCGCATGTGATGCAGCCCGCCGAAACGGGCTGCATGGCTTACGTCAGACGAACTTAACGTGAACGCCGCAAGCCGTCACAAAACGGTCCCAATCGAACTTAGGGCTTGTTTCCTTTAGAGCGTTTGCTACCGCCATTGCTGCGGGGATGCGGTGTTCTGCCGCCAGTCCCCGGAGTTCACGGGCTATTGCTTCGAAATGTTTCTTTGTCATTTGCGTTTCCCTCGCCATCGCCCGCCGGACTATCCAGCGGGCCAGCGCGAAGGAATGGCGGGGCCGAAGCCCCGCAAGTCTCGTGTCCACAAGCCTATATTGCCGCGCGGCAGCCAATGATGACGGGCTAGTGGAAGGCCCATCAAGCTTTCACGACTGTGACCGTGTAAACGGTTCGCGGCCCAATGGGCGCTGGTCGCATTGCTGGTTCGCGCAGCGCGGCCACAGGCTTGTCAGGCCCGATCTCGCGCAGCTTGCGCCCTATGCGGACATGGCCCCGGCTTGTCGTGCTGGCTACCGGCTATTCATGTGCGGACCCGAGTATGACGGGCTGAGGGATGGTTGCCGTCCGGCTGGTGCATGGGCGGGGTGGAGTCAGAGAGGCCGCGAGGGCTTCGTCCACCTTGACCGGCTCACCAGAGCGGTGCGCTGCGGCAATGCAGCGGTGATCAATACATAGGATGGCGCCGGGGCAGTGTAAACAGAAAATCACCGCACACTGCCCGAAATGGGCAATTGGAATATGTTCCTATTTTTCAAAACCCCGCCAAGCCACCCGGCGCTTGAGGGGATTGAGGCCGCGCATGGTACAATACAGGACACAAAGACAGCCCGTCGAAGCACGGCAGCAGCAGTAGGAATAGATACATGGACAAGGAAGATAGGAAAGGATTGACAGTCATCGATGGTGGGAAAAAAAACCCATCCGGGAAAGTAGGGCCGGCGCTGTCAGGGCTGACAGCCAAGCAGGAAGCATTCGCACAAGGGCTGGCATCAGGACTATGCGCGACAGAGAGCTATCGGCAGGCATATGATGCCAGCGGCATGAAGCAAACCAGCGTCGAGGTCGAAGCGTGTAAACTGAGCCAGCACCCAAAGGTGGCGCAAAGGGTGGAAGACCTACTGAAGGCAAAAGAGGCCAAAGCGGCGCATGTAGCGGCCCGAGCGGAGGATCGTATCTGGCGACAGGTCTGGTCACTGCTCGAGGGCGACACGCCGCCCGCCGTCAAGGTCAGCGCGGCGACACTGGCAGCACGCCTGAGCGGCATGCTCACCGACAAAGTGGAGATCAGCAAAGGCCCGGAAACGGCAGAGGCCATCGAAAAGGAATTGCTGCAACGATTGGCCCGTTACAAGTGATTGATCCGTAAGGCTTCTTCGGTAATTGGTCATCTCCGCACTGTATGAAGGCCCGGAAATGCAGGGCCGCAGCGTGTAAACGGCGGGGAAACGCCGCAGCGTAAATCTGAACGCGCAGACCGTACCTAGGGGGGGAGGGGGCAAAATGACCGGCTCGACTTGGATCGTATATACATATTATTCCGCACACCCGATGACCCAATTTCTGCCAGAGACCCCCTACCCCCCATACCCCCAC